AAGGTGGGCGGCGACTCGCTGCCCCATACGATCTACGTACCGGGCACTAATAGCAAATTCAAGGCATTGGCCCGCGACCAAGGCGGCAATCTTGACGGCCTGAACGTGCATTTTGCCGCCATCGATGAGTTCCACGCCCACAAGACCCGCGAAATATGGGACGTGCTGCGCACGGCAACCGGCGCCCGCCGCCAGCCGCTGATCTGGCCCATCACCACGGCGGGTTTCAACCTGTCGGGCGTGTGCTTCGATGTGCGCACTTATGTGCAGAAGATTTTAGAGGGTACTGTTACGGATGAATCGTTCTTTGGCATCATCTACACGCTCGACGAAGACGACGACCCATACGACCCCGCCGTGTGGCAAAAGGCAAACCCCAATTGGGGCGTGTCGGTCAAGCCAGAGCAGCTAAAAGCCATTGCCTCAGAAGCCAAACAGACGACGGCGGCGCATGGCAACTTCCTGACCAAACACCTAAACGTGTGGGTGAATGCTGATAGCGCGTGGATGGACATGTCGGCGTGGGCTCAGTGCTACGACCCAACAGCCAAGCTAGAAGACTTTGAAGGCGAGCAATGCTGGATTGGGATGGACTTGGCTAGCAAGAATGACTTTGCGGGCTACGGGCGCCTGTTTCGGCGTGACAACCTGTTTTACTGGTTCCCGAAGTTCTACCTGCCCGAAGAACAAGCCGAGTACCGGCGCGGCTCGCACATCGCGGGGTGGGCTGAGGCGGGCTTTATCACCCTGACGCCGGGCAATATGATTGATACGGCGTGGATTGAAGAAGACCTGCGCAACGATGCGCGGCGGTTCGATGTGCAGATGATTGGCTTTGACCCCTACGGCGCCGCCGACCTAGTGGGGCGGCTGTTGAAAGACGGGTTGGCCTTGGAGGAATACGGCCAGACGGTAAAGAACATGTCGGAGCCGATGAAGACCTTAGAGGTATGGGTAAAAAGCATTCAGTCGGCCAAGGCCGCTGACATGACAGGGCTTCGGCACGACGGAAACCCTGTCATGACGTGGATGATGAGTAACGTGGTGGCGCACGTTGACCACAAAGAGAACATCTACCCGAACAAGCCCAAAGGCCAGCAGAAGCTAAAGATTGACGGGCCAGTGATGCTTATCATTTGCGTGGGCGAAGTGCTTACGCACGTACTGGCAGAGGCCTCCGTTTACGAAGAGCGCGGCGTTCGCTTTCTTTAATTCGATTAGTTGACGGAAAGACAGTAAAACAGTAGGCGCTAGGGCGCGGGTCGGGGGAGCTTTGGGTATCTAATTCGGGTACCCCCTTGCCTCTCTACGACTCGTCCGGCGCTTTTCGCGGCCTCCCTGCTACGGCACCGGAGGCTGATCGCGTTGCCCTGATGCAGCGCAGCGTGAGCCTGTCCGACACGGCGGGCCTGCGTGAAATGGGGCTGTTTGGGTTCTCTGGCATTCGGGGGGTAAGCGTGAGCGAGCAAACGTCGCTGTCGCTGTCGGTGCTGTGGGCGTGTGTGCGCATCCTGGGGGACGCCGTGGCGCAATTGCCGCTTTCGATTATCGAAGACGGCACGAAGCGCAAGGCAACCGACCACCCGATTTATATGCTGTTGGCACTACGACCCAACAGCTACCAGACATCCGCCACTTTCCGCCGCTACATCGATGGATGTGTCCGGCTGTGGGGGAATGGGTACGCGCGTATTCAGCGCAACGGATCCTATCGTCCTATTGCGTTGCACCCGAAGCACCCGGCTGATGTGTCAATCATTGACCGCCGCAAGGAAGAAGGGCTGGTATACTACCAGATGGATGGTGAGCTAGTGCCCGCCTACGACGTGCTGCACTTTGTGGGCTCTGTCATTTGCGCCAACGGCATTGAGGGGCGGCGCGTGGTATCGGTTGCGGCGGAAATGCTAGGAATGCAGATCGCCAATCAGCGTGAGATGGCGAATTTCTACCAAGACGGCGCCAATCTTCAATACGCACTCAAGCACCCCGGCAAGCTCTCCGACCCCGCTGCGAACCGCCTGAGCGGCACGTTTGACCAGAAGTATACCGGCGTTGGCAAGCGCCGCGTGATCGTGTTGGAGGAGGGGATGGGTATTGAATCCATCGGCTTGCCGCCTGGCGACGCGAAATTCATTGAAACTGCCAAGCTCGGCGCGCTCGACATCTGCCGATTCTTTGGCGTGCCGCCGCACATGGTGGCTGAACTTGACCGCGCCACCTTCTCCAACATCGAAGAGCAGGGTATTGGCTTCCTAGTACAGACGCTCACGCCTTCACTGGTGAATTACGAGCAAGAGTACCGCCTCAAGCTCTTGCGCGAAGTGGAAATACCCCGCTTCGTTATCAAGCACAACACCAACGCCCTGATGCGCGCCAAAGCTGCCGACCGCGCCGCTTTTTACGCACAGATGCGCCAAAACGGCCTTTTGAACGCTGACGAAATCCGCGATTTAGAAGACCTGCCAGAGCAGCCAGACGGCCAAGGCAAGCACTATCTGGTAAACGGGAATATGATTAGCGTGGCTACGGCGGCGCTGCAACAGCCCGGCGCCAATAACCAACAAACTCAGCCCGCTGCCTAATGGAAAAGCGATACTTGGAAACCCGCGTGTCGGTTGAATACCGCAGCATTGACGGCCAGCAGGTGCCCGTGGCCTTTGTTGGCGAAGCGGTGGTGACGGGCAAGCGGTCGCACCCACTTATGGCGTGGGGCAATCGGCAGGTGGTGGAAACCATCAACGCCCGCGCTCTCGACAATGCCGACCTCTCCGACGTGGTGGGGCTGTTCAACCACGATTCCAACGTGATCTTGGGCCGCTCCGGTGCCAATACGCTCACCTTGACCCGCAGCGAGACGGGCGGGCTCTCCTACTCTATCCCCTACGACGCGACCGACCCCGACCATGTGCGGGTGATGCGCAAGCTCGAAAAGGGGGAGCTATCGGGCTCTTCCTTTCAATTCGATGTGCCCGACACAAAGGGCGCCGTGGTGGTTCGCCGCAAAACAGAGGGCGCCACGGAGATCATCGAAGCGGAAGTAATGCAAATCCGCAAGCTCTACGACGTGGGGCCGGTAACGTTCCCCGCCTACCCTGACTCTAAAGCCAACGCCCGTGGCCTTTACGGCCGCGCGTTGGAAGACCTCGAAGAAACCGAACCACGGCCTGACCCGCAGGCCGACAACTACCGTTGCCGCGCCCGGATGGCCGGTCTGTCCTAGTCCCCTTTTTCTGTCTTCTGATGAAGTACAACCAACTGCGCGAGCTGATCGCGACAAAGCAGGAGCGCATGGTTGCGCTCTCGAAGGAAGCCGAAGCGCGTGCGCTGACGGCTGCCGAAAAAACAGAGTTCGACACGCTGGAAACAGAGGTGCGCGAACTCGAAGCGGACGCCCGCCGGACTAAAACCGCCGAAGACGCCGCCGCGCAACTGGCCGCCCGGTCGGCCGCTGGCGGATCGGTCAATGCTGGCCCAAGCGCAGGCGACAAGCGCGACATGTCTAAGTTCTCGATGATTCGCGCCATCGGCTCGCTGATGCCTAGCGCCGCGCCGCTTGATGGCGTGGAACTGGAGATGCACAAAGAGGCCGTGAAAGAGGCCCGTGATTCGGGCCTTGCCATCAACGGCGTTGGCATTCCTTCGGTGATGCTCGGCATTTCCCGCCGCGACATGACCGCTACGGGCGGCACGGCGGGCGACCAAGGCGGTACCACTATCGCCACCGGCCTTTCGTCGGACTTCGTGGGGCTGCTCTACAACCGCCTCGGCCTGAAAACGATGGGCGCGCGGATGCTGACGGGCCTGACGGGCAACCTCGATTTTGCCAAACAGGCAACCGGGGCCACTTCAAGCTGGGGAGCGGAAAACGCCACCCTATCGGAGTCTTCGCCGACCACCGGCAAGACTTCGCTGACGCCGCACCGCCTCGGCACCACGGTAGACATCAGCAAGCAATTGCTGATTCAGTCGTCGTTCGCCGTGGAGATGATGGTGCGCGAAGACCTCGCCATGTCAGTGGCGCAAGCCGTGGACACGGCAGGTATCAACGGCTCAGGCTCGTCCTCGCAGCCTACCGGCCTGCTCAACTGGTCGGGCATCGGCTCTGTGGCGATGGGCACGAACGGCGGCGACCCGACATGGGCGAAAATCGTGGCGCTGCTCAAGGCGGTACAGGTGGCAAATGCCGACTTCGGTAAGCTTGGCTATCTGACCAATCCGCAGGTGATCGCCAAGCTGATGACAACCGTAAAGGACTCCAACACGGCGGGCATCTACCTGATGAACGAAGGTACCAACGAGCAAGGCGTTGGCAACCTGGCGGGCTACCGCATCGGCAACAGCAACAACGTGCCCGCAACCCTTACCAAGGGCTCTAGCTCGGGTGTTTGCTCGGCGCTAATCTTCGGCAACTTCAATGACCTGCTGATCGGCCAGTGGGGCGGGCTTGACCTGACCGCCGACCCCTACACGAAGGCGAAGGAAGGCCAGATCGTCCTGACGATTGATTCCTTCTGGGATGTGTTCGTGCGCCGCGCCGCTTCGTTCGCGGCCATCAAAGACCTCACCACCGTCTAATGGCGAAGCCAGAAGAGGCCCCGGCTCCTGTTCCGCAGGAGTCGGCGGCTCCTTCACCTGAAACGGTGAAGGTCAAGATCGTCAAGTCACACAGCGCCTACGCCTACTTCGTCGGCGACGAAGCTAGTCTGCCGCCCGCCGATGCCGCCGCGCTGATCGCCTCCGGCCACGCCGCCAAGGCATAACCCTCTTTCTGTCCCTTCCTGCTGTGTATCCCCTCCGTATCCGTCTCGCCACGCCGCCCTCCGGGTTAGCCCTTTCGCTGCAAGATGCGAAGGATCACATGCGCGTGACTACGGATGCGGAGGATGCACAAATCGAAGCGTACATCAAGAGCGCCGCCGACTATTTCAGCCGCTATACCAGCCATCAAGTGCCGCTTTTGGAGGCGGACTACGTGGCGAGCTACGGCGGATGGAATGCGGTGCTAGACGGGCTGCCGCAGGGCGTGACGGTTACGGGCGTAAGCTACCAACCCTCCGACCTGAGCGAAGCGCGGGCCGATTTGGTGACGGTTGACGACTACGCCGCGCTGCCCGGCGCCGATGGCGTCTACCTGAAAACAACGGCCCGCCCTGCCCTATCGTTTTTCGAGAGCGTGGAGCCGGTAGCGGTGGCCTACACGGCTGGCGTTACTGATGCCGCCGACCTGTCCGACGACCTAAAACGGGTGCTTCGGATGCTGGTACAGCACCAATACGACAACCGGCAAGTACTGGCCTTTTCGTCGGTCAGCGAAGCCCCGGCAACGCTTACCCCCGCCCTCGACTTTTACCGCACCCCCGCGCTATGAACCCCGGCATCCTCGACCGCCGCGTAACGCTTCAGAGCCTCTCTGTGACCCGCGATAGCTTCGGGGGGCAGGTAGAGACGTGGGCGGACGTGGTGACGGTGTGGGCGTCTGTAAAGCCGCTCCGGGGCGATGAGGTGTATGACGCCACGGGCAAGATTGCGCAGCGGGCCGTGGAGATTAAAATACGCTACCGGGAAGACGTGACGACGCTGCTACGGCTTCAGTACGAAGCGGCGAACTACGACATTACCGACGTGTCCGAACTCGGACGGCGTGACGGCCTGAAACTCGTTTGCCAGCAACGGCGCGGCGAAACCGATGGCAGCAGCTAACGGTAAGGGCTTCGCCTTTCAAGGTATCGAGGGCGTTGATCGTGTGCTTGACGCGCTGGGCAAACGGCTTGGCCCGCAAGTAATGAACGGCATCCTAAAACAGTCGGCGCAGCCGATGGTGAAGGAAGCGAAACGGCTGGTCAAGAAGGGCAGGGTCCGCTCCTCGATTGGCTTCATTCAGGGACGCGGCGCCAAGCGCGGCCAGTTGGTGTACCTGGGGCCGCGCAAATCCAAAGGCGGGCGCCCGGCGCACCTGATCGAATACGGCACCGGCCCCCGCTCGCGCAAAAACGGGGGCTCGACAGGTTCAATGCCTGCCAAGCCGTTTATGCGGCCCGCTTTCGATACGCAGGCGGGCAATGTGGTGGCTGAAATCCGCAAGCGGGTAAAAACGCTGCTGACTTCCAACTTTCAAGGCGTTAAATTCTGATGACTGCATCTGAGCTAATCTACTCG